CCTACCTTCTTTATCTCCGATACTTTAAAACGCCTAAAACCAAAAGCGATGAAGTGGTTAGGGTTGGCAATAGATAAAGACGTAGCAAACGCAATAAGAATGAGCTTATCAAAGAATAAAAACTTAGACGTGAAATAATGGCAATGACGAATGAATACGGACCGAGTACGGGATATGTACACGGGGCCTTCGAACCTATAACCTTTGTAGTTACTTCTACCAACTACCCAGGTTCTTACTTTAAATATAAGTTTATAGCTGATATATACGTAGAAAGCAACGACTCACCCTATGCTTACGAACTACAAGCAAGGATAAAACTACTGCCTAACCTCGCGGGTGCGGGGGTATTTCGTATAGATAAGATAGTAGCTGACTTTGTATCTATCACTACGGGCGATCCGTCGCCATCTTCTTTATATGGGTTTGTTTCTGAAACTATTCACACTTTGGGGTCTAACGCCACAACCAAAATTTGGACTCAAAACGGAGGTAGCAACTTCCGAAAGATTAAAGTAAACTTCGGAGAAGAATACGCTACCGCTGCCAATCTAACCCCTACCGTTTATGCTGACGAATTAGTAGACCAGTACGTTAGTTGTGTTATGAGTGCGGGAATGCAAAGGCCCCAAACTTGGGACGAAGGGGGGGTATATACTACGAATACGGGGGCAGAGCAAAGTTCTGTCTATTTATCGGACTTCTTCCCTACCGCATCAACAAAAAAGATTCTAAGCGATAGGGTGGTGTCTTCGGACTATACTTCCACTTTGGCTTCTAACGTTAGCGTAATTAATCAAGAGGTATCAAACTTTGAATGGAGAACGTTGGGCGTATTAATGGCGGGAGCCGCCCCCATAAGTTCTACCGCAGTAAGTGCGTATGTAGCTTTATATGATTCAAGTGACTCTGTTCTTGACGCGGCGTTTTTTACGGCAAGTACAAGCGGTGGAGTAGCACCCGCTGACTCAGACCACGACTTTGAAAAGTTGCAATACTTCGGCGTAGGTCCACAAAACCTAACGGCCCAAACCATAGACACGGGATTCACTACTCACTTTAACGCGGGAACGGTAGCCTACTACGAAGTCTTCTTTATGGACGATAGCTCTACCGTACCTTCTAACGCCACAGTATCTACTATGGCATCCCTTTGCTACCGCTTTGAGGTTAAGTCTGCCTCGTGTATTTATAGGTCTTTAAACGGGACGAATAAATATAACTATGTGACTTTGGCTTGGCAGAACTCACTCGGTGCTTGGGACTACCAAGCGTTTGCTTTAAAGCACCAAAGGACCACGGGGAATATAGAACGCAAGACATTTGACCAGGTGGCTGGAAATTGGGAAACGGCGACTACGGGGATACAATTTGCATACCGAGGCGATGAGGGTGGACTGACCACCACGCAAGTTACGGCGCGTCAAACTATGGTAGCGCACACCGATCTATTCAACGAAGACGAGGTGGACTTTTTAGAGAACCTTTGGTTGTCCCCAAAAGTGCAACTACTCAACTACGATGGTTCGGCTATCCCGATAACTATAACGGGGAAGAACTGGGTAAGGAAAAACAACCTCAACGAGGGAGGGCCATTTACTTATCAAATCAACTTTGAATATGGCAAACAAAGACCTACGGTACGATGATTGAGTTATTCGGTTACAATCAAAAATCTCAAGACCCTTTCTTATTAGATATTCAGAATCAAGGGGAGGTATCTTTAAATTACGAGGTGGGGGATATAGGAGACTTAGTGGGCCGTAGTAGTCCCTATAGTCAGACTTTCACCTTGCCCTTTACAAATAACAACAATAAGTTCTTCCGTCAATTCTACAACATTAACGTAGAAACAGATTTGGTTTTAACTACGGACTACGCCGTATTCGACCCCAATATAAAAACGCCTTGCGACATTCGTGTAGATGGCATACCAATTATAACGGGATCGTTTCAACTTCTCAAGTGTTCCTTAAAAAGTCGAGTATACGAAATTGTCGTGCTTGGTTCTGAGTCGGATTTCTTTAATTCTTTAGGCGATAAAAAACTTATCGACGCCTTTAGGCTTTCCGCTTCTTCTTCTTCTTTAGTAGACACCTACAACGTTAATATAAACGATACAAATATTGTAGACTCTTGGAACTTATCTAATGACGTAACCGAAGGAAGTGTAGGAGCGGGTACTATTGTTTTTCCTCTTATCGACTACGGCCTTGTCGGAGACTATAACTTTTTGTATTTAGAACTGGATAGTATGGGTTATGGTGGTTTGTCAGAAACGGGATTTCTACAACCACAAGACCTAAGACCTTCTATCCAACTTAAAGCTCTTTTTGACCTTATAATAAAAGAGGCGGGGTTTTCTTTAACTAATAACACTTTTCTTGCTTCCGATGCTTGGACGAAGGCTTATATGACACTTGGAACGGATCGGGAGTCTACTGCAATAACTACGGCCCACCAAAGCCAGGTTGCAAATACTGCAAGTGCTACAATCAAAACTTGGGGAAGTTTAGGGGAGGATTCGGGTTCGTGGCAAGAAATTCTTTTCCCTAACCAAAGTGGTGCGGGGTATGGTAGTAACCCACCCTCTTTATATGACTCAGGCGACGACTGGAATGTAGCGGGTGAGTTTATAGTACCTTATAATGGTTCGTATTCGGGAATCTTTGTGACAAGGTGGAACACGGGTCCTTCGTCTATCGCACAAGGTGCAACGATAAAAGTAAATGTAGCTACGCCCGTGGCAGTAGGTGGCGCAATTAGCGAGGTGTTTGCTTCCGCACCACAAAGCTATGAAGGCAACGACGGAGGTTTACCCATACTTAATACTTTCACTTATCCGTGGAGTGTTACGGCTTTGGCGGGAGAAAAGATTACTTTTTCGGCACAAGCCGTAGTAGAGTCAGGTTATAGCGTAGACCTTATTGCAAGTAGTACCTATGTAAAAATAGTAGGCTCTAACACTATGGCGGGAGAAGCGGATATCCCTTCCAATATGCCCGACATTTCACAAAAGGACTTTATCACCGATATAGTGCAAAGGTTTAACTTGGTTTTAATATCGGACACTTCTTCCCCTACCATCTTAACCGTTATGCCTTGGCAAGATTATATCGATCTTGGAACACGGAAAGACTGGACACAGAAAATAGACGTTTCACAAGAGCAGACAATTTCTACGACCACAAAATATAAGAAGCAATTAATAAGCTATTCCGACTTAGAAGACGAAGACAATAGGAACGTAAGTAACCAAGAAACTTACGGGAGTGTATTTGGAAGTTATACCCAAAAGATAACGGGGGACTATTTAACCGGAACGTTAGAAAACAAATCCGTCTTCTCACCATTTAGCGTAAACCCCGTACCCCGTCAAGACGATAGTTCTATAACCGACGCCCCTACTTTGCTTATCCACCAAGGATACTCACACGGCACGGGTGGGCCTCTTGCAAGTTGTAAACCGAAACTCTTTTATCATAACGGGTTAGAGTCTTTAAATTTTCAAATCTACGTAGGACAAACGGGGTCTTACAATTACCCCTTGTGTTTACCTTTTTACAATGCGGGCGATCAAATGGCCGTAGATTCTCCAATGCTATATTGGCAATTTCAAACTCCAGGTAGTTGGGGCGGTCCTATTTTTGGCACTACGCCAAGTTCGGAAGGTTACTTTAAGCGGTATTGGCAAGAGTTTCTTTCTTCTTACTACGACAAATCGGCGAGAATTTTAGATTGTTCCGTTTACCTTACCGCATCGGATGTACACAACTTCGAGTTCAACGACGAGATAGTTATAGAAGACACCGCGTACAGAGTACTTAGAATTAGCGGTTTTCAACCATTTGCCAACGTACCTACCAAGGTCCAACTCTTAAAGAAAATAAACAACGTGGGGGCCTTGCAATTGCCTGACCCTTCCGACCTTTGTAGTGCTACGCCTTACGCTTGGTTTCCAAGTGGAATTGTAGGCTTTCAAGATAACGAAACGGGGGCAACCGTAGTAAGCGAAGAATGTTGTAATACATACCACTATCTTTGGATAGAAGACAATTGCTACTGGAACTATGGCGGTGGTGGCGGTGGTGCGGGTGACCCTACTACGGGCCTTGGGGGATGGAATCCACACGGAAGTCCTAACGATGGCACGATAGGAGGTGTGGCAGATGAAAAGGGAAAAGGAGGTTTTTCTTCTCGTAAAAGTAAAGGCGTCCCAAATATAAACCCAACCTTCGGGGAGCATTCTATACGTGGAAATAATATAGAAAGTCAAGCCAACTCAGTATTTAAAAACTTTGTTTACTATGCTACAAGCGAAGACACCACCACGCGTATAGCTACCGCAACGGGTATAGAGGCCACCAATTCAAGAATACCGATTGCCTACAATACTATGGCCCGTCTTACGATTCGGGCATTAAGTGTACAGACACACGTTCTATCAGGTGGATCGGGTTCTTATGGTTCTTCTTCTTTTAACGTTTGGACCTTTATGGTTAAGAACGTAGATGGAACTATCACCGTAAATACCGACGGAGGGGAACAATTAGACTTTAGACAAGCGGATGCCGACGCGGGAACGCGCACCGTCGACGTAGTAAGTGCGGCGGGTAAAGCGGGGTTTGCGGGAAACCGAGGGGTAAATATAACTTGTACTGGCCCCGCCGATTCTATTGTGGCATGGCACTTAGACTGCGCAGTTACCTACGTAGACTTTGGGTATCCTAAAACCCTAACGAATTTAATTTTAACCGAAGGCGGGGACTTTTTAATAACCGAAAACGACGACTATTTAGAACAAGAATGAAAGATTACATTAACAAAGTAGGCGAGTCTATCCCCAACGTTTTACGGATAGCACAAACCAAGGAAGTAATAAAAGACAAAAGCTCTTTAATTCTATACGGGTTTTTTGAGGATACGGGATTTAAAGGGTTTTTTAAGAAAATCAAACAAGGCATAAAAGCGAGAACAAATGGCTGAAAAGATAGAAGTAGGGGTAGTAGTCAAAGGCGCGGGTAAGGCGGCTACCGATATAAACAAAGTAGGTCAGGCGTCGAAGAACCTGGGTGGTGACTTAAAGGGAAACAATTTTATAGTTGACCAACTTACGGGAAGCCTTGACCAAATGACTAACGGGGCGTTTAGTGGGTTTAAGAATGCCGCGATGGGTTTAAAAACTTTCATTACGGGATTAAAAACAACCAAGACCGCAATTATAGCAACGGGGATCGGTGCGCTTGTCGTGGCCTTTGGTTTGCTTGTAACGTATTGGGACGATATTAAAGTTCTTGTAAACGGCGTAAGTTCAGAACAACAAGACCTTTTAAAGTACGCCGAAGCAACAAGGGACGCGGCACAAGACCAGTTAGATATTACCAACCAAAGCGAAGCAAGTTTACGTCTTGCGGGGAAAAGTGAAAGGGATATTCTCGACCTAAAACTTCAGCAAACCAACGAAATTATCTTAGCTACCGAAGCTATTTTAATACAACAAAGAGAACAAAAAAAGGCACAGATAGAAGCGGCAAATAGAAATAAGGATATAGCACAAGGTTTTATAGCTATGATGGCTTTGCCTTTAACTATGATGTTAGGAACAATAGATGCAATTTCTTCAGGTCTTGCACAACTTGGCGTGTTAGATGAGGCCACTACTTTAGTAGATGACACCACCGACTTTATGGCTTCTTTTTTATTCGATCCCGAAAAGGTAGAAGAAGAAGGGGATGCGGTTATAGAAGCAACCGAAGACCACTTACGCAAGTTAAAGAATACCCGTGACGGTTTTATTTTACAACAACGAAATGAGGACGCCGCTATAGCCGCCGAAGCTGAACAAGCGAGATTAGACGCTGAAGCTAAAAGGCTATCAGATGAAGAAGAAGCG